ATACATCGAGCAGGTCACCGTCGACCGCAGCTGCGCCATCATCTGCAACGAGGAGGGGCTGATCAAGGGCCTGCCGTACAACACGAAGCTGGCGGGCATCCACTTCCTCGGCCCGATCTTCGTCGTAGGCACGAAGGGCGAGGAGTACTGCGACGTCCCGGCCCTGGTGGCGGAGATCCTGGAGGTGACGGCATGACACTTTACGAGATAGCGCAGGAGATGGCCCTGCTCATTGATCCGGAGACCGGGGAGCTGAAGGACTACGAAGCCTTCGAGGCCCTCGCGATGGAGAAAGAGGAGAAGATCGACAACACGGTCAAATACATCCTCGACTTGGAAGCGGAGGCGAAAGCCGTCAAGGAGAGAGCGGACGAGCTGACGAAGAGAGCGCAGAGCGCGAAGAAGAAGGCCGAGCGGCTCCGGGAGTTCCTGCAGGAATTCCTCGGAGGAGAGAAGCGGAAGACCGCCGACTACGTCATCGGCTACAGGAAAACGGAAGCGGTGGAGATCACAGACGAGGACAGGCTGATTGCCTGGCTGACGGAGCACAAGGAAGATGCTCTTACCTATCAGCAACCGAAGATCTCCAAGACGGCGGTCAAGGAAGTCCTGAAGTCCGGGGAAGAAGTGCCCGGTGCCGAGCTGGTGGAACGCCAGGCGATGCAGATCAGGTGACCGACATGACGAAGGTGATAATCCGCACGAAGGGGCGAGACCTCAAGGACAAGGTGATGGCGGTCACCCGGAAGTGCATGGAGCTGAAGGACAGCTTCCCTTACTTCTGGTGGGAGTTCACCTCCAGTGGCGGGAGGACATACTTCTCCGCGTCCTACAGGGACGACGAAGGCGGCGACGGCTTCCAGTTCCCCATCCACATGGTGGAGGTCGACGAGAGATACAAAGAGATCCGGAGAGAGCTGGACGAGCTGAAGTGGTCGGCCCTCTTCTGGCAGAAGGAGGAACATGAATGAGCTACTTTGACGATCTGAACGCCGTCAACGTAAACGAGCACACCGAGAAGAAGAACGGTCTGACCTATCTTTCCTGGGCGTGGGCCTGGGGCGAGCTGAAGAAGCGGCATCCCTTGAGCTTCTACACGGTCTACGAGAACAAGGACGGCTGGAACTACTTCACGGACGGCAAGACCGCATGGGTGAAGACCGGAGTGACGGTCGTGGACGAACTGGCCAACCTGAAGATCGAGCACGTCGAGATGCTCCCGGTGATGGACACCAGGAACCGCTCGATCCCGGTGGAGCAGGTGACGAGCTTCGACGTGAACAAGGCGATTCAGCGAAGCCTGACGAAGGCCTGCGCCCGGCACGGCCTCGGCCTGTACATCTACGCGGGGGAAGATCTCCCGGAAGACGCGGGAGTGCAGAGCGACCAGTACAAGGAGGGCCAGCCGTACCCGACCGTGACGTGCGAGAACTGCGGGGAGCAGGTCAAGCCGGTGAGAGTGGACGGAAAGATAAAGAGCGTACAGGATCAGGTGGACGGCACGAAGAAGACCTTTGGGAAGACGCTCTGCCGGAAGTGCGCCATAGAAGAGTGGACGGGCGGCCATGACCGACCTGTATGAGGAGTTACAGGCCAAGACCCGGCAGCTGGACGCATCCATCCGTCAGCTGAGGAAGAACGGCACCGAGTGCGCCGAAGCGGAGCGGGACTATAAGATCCTGCTCCGCACGGAGTGCCTCCGGCTGAAGGAGGAAGGCATGGCCATCGGCATGATCGACAAGGTCTGCTACGGCATCCCAGCCGTCGCTGAGGCCCGTTTCCGGCGGGATGTGGCCGAGGTAGTGTACACGGCCAACCAGGAAGCAATAAACGCCCTGAAGCTGCAGATGCGGCTTATAGAGAGCCAGATACAGAGGGAGTGGGGAGCATCAGCAAGTCAATAGTACAGAGAGAGAAGGAGTGCTGGGTCTGCGGATACACCCGGAACCTGCACCGGCACCACATCTACCCCGGCCTCGGCAGGCGGGAGATGTCCGAGCACTTCGGGCTGTGGGTCTACCTCTGCCCGTACCATCACAACGCAAGCCAGGCGGGCGTCCACTTCAACAAGGATCTCGACGCGAAGCTGAAGCGGTGGGGGCAGAGGAGATTCGAGGAAACACACACGAGAGCGGAGTGGCATCGCTACTTCGGCAGATCTTATCTTGAGGAGGAAAACGAATGAACAGCGTAAACATCACGGGCCGGTTCGTCGCAGATCCGGAAGTAAAGACCACACAGGCAGGGACGTCCGTCTGCTCCTTCACGGTGGCGGTGGACAGGAGATACACGTCGAAGGAGAGCGAGCAGAAGGCGGACTTCATCGACTGCGTCGCCTGGCGGCAGACGGCGGAGTTCATCGGCAGATACTTCACCAAGGGGCGCATGATCGCCATCACCGGATCTCTGCAGACCCGCCTGTTTGACGACAAGAGCGGGAACCGCCGGAAGGCTGTGGAAGTCTTGGTAGACCGGGCCGACTTCTGCGACAGCAAGCCGACCGGAAGCCAGGAAGAGTGGAAGGTAATCGAGGACGAAGACGTCGGGGAACTCCCGTTTTAAGCCATGGCAGAGCGGAGAATGTTCACCAAGAAGGTAACGGACGATGACAACTTCTTCAGCCTGTCCTCGTCGGCTCAGGCCCTTTACCTTCACATCTGCATGGCAGCCGACGACGATGGCTTCTGCAACCAGACGAACAGCGCGATCTTCAAGGCCCACGCCAGCATCCAGGATCTGGAAGCCCTGATGGAGAAGAACTACATCATCCAGTTCGAGAACGGCGTGGTCGTTGTGAAGCACTGGCGGATGGCAAACACGCTCCGGAAGGACAGATACACGCCCACAGCGTTCCAGGAGGAGCTGGCCCGGCTGAACATCAAGAGCAACAAATCATACACTCTGGACAAGAGCCAAGGGGAGCCGGTTGTGGCTTGGTTGCCAAATGGTTGCCATGTGGTTGCCACAGATAAGAATAGTATAACTATTACCACGAGAAGACCCCGTGAAGCCTGTAAAGGGCTTCACTGGGTTAAGACTGGAGAAGATCCGGAGACCGGGAGAGAGCTTGGGAGGTTTGAATGATCATACTTGGAGAGAAGGCGGTGATCGGGGCAATTCTCCTCGATCCGCAGGTCATGACGCTCCCGGAAGTCAGAGGGCTTTCTCCGGACGACTTCCTGGACGAAGACTACCGTGATATCTTCCGGGAAGCCAGGAAGCTGGAGCGCGAAGGGAAAGAAATCGACCCTGTTGGCCTCCAGGCCGCCACAGGGATCAGCGAGGACGTGTTCCGGACGGCGATGCAGGAGACTCCGACGACAACAAACGCCGGTGGATACGCTGCCATCGTTAAGAACGAATCGGACAAGCGGAGGATTGCTGAGATCGCGGCGGACATGATGAACACCGTCGGGAAGACTGCAGAGGAGATGCTGTTCGACGCGAGGGCCGCTCTTGACGGCATATCAACGACCGTTCGAGGCTCCGGATCTGTCACAGCACGCGAGGCAGCTGAGAGGCTTGTCACATGGAGGAAGCAGGCGAAGGCCGGAGAGAACGTCGTGAGCACCGGCTGGGCGTCGCTCAACTGGAGACTCGGAGGAGGCTTCTACAACGGGCACATGATCGTGATCGGAGCGCGGCCCGGAATGGGAAAGACGACCTTTGCCATCGCCATGGCGAACAGGATGGACAAGGTTGGCCCCGGCCTCTTCTGCACGCTTGAGATGACTGCGGAGCAGATCTTCGCAAAGCGGCTATCCGAGTGGGCGAACGTAAGCAGCCAGGCGATCCTCGCCGGAGAAGACTTCGAGGCGGATGAAGACGCGAGATTGAGAAGAGCGTGGGCAGATCTCCAGAAGCGGAGCAGCATGAGGATTGCTGATAAGCTGTTCTCGCTGGCAGAGATCGAGCGGGAGGCCTCTACGATCTCCGGCCTCCGGTACCTCGTGATCGACTACCTCGGCCTGATCTCCAGCGGCCATTCCAGGAAGAGCAGATACGAGGAAGTGACGGACACGTCGAGAGAGCTGAAGCAGATGTCCAAGCGGCTGAACGTGCCGATCATCGTGCTGGCGCAGCTGAACAGGGAGACAGCCAGCAGATCCGGGCACCGGCCACTCATGTCGGATCTGCGCGACTCAGGAGCAATAGAGCAGGACGCTGATGAGGTGATCCTGCTGCACAGGCCGGACTATTACGACGACGGAACCGGAGAAAACTATGTGCCGCTTGAGGTAAACGTGACGAAGAGCCGGTATGGGCCTCCTGGCGCAGTACGAATGGTGCTCTCATTGGTGACCGGATGTGTAAGCGAAGAAGCTAAATAATGAAGGGAGAACAACTATGTATTTTGTAGAGTACAGTCCTAAACAGAAGTGTTTTCACGTTGACGATTGCGAAACGCTAATAAAAGGGAACAGGGCGAGAGTTCTTGAGCTCTTTGCCGTTCCAGGCACATACATTCCTGACTATATCCCGATTGGAATGTTTGAAGACATTGAGGCGGCGAATGATTTCTGCCACACGATGCGACGCCTTGGCTCCGTTAGGGAGCTTGATGAATTGGCCGAGAGAATTAGGGGAGGAAACAGGAATGCGAAGACGATGCGGGAGAACGATTGAAGATTACCGAACAGCAGGCGCAATGATGCGTATGCTGAAGACGCTTGAGGCATACACAACTGAGTCGGTCAGTAGAGTTGTACTCGCAACAGACAGCGACAAGATGAGAAGAGCGAGGCACATTATCGATACAGTGTGCTCAAAGGCAGAGGACATGATGTTTATGGACTATCCAGATGACGCCAGCGTTAACGTGTTTTATGGGAGCACTGACGGGGCAATCAGGGACAGCGTAGACGAAAAACAACGCAGATTATGGCAGGGCATAGCGACCCGGCTGTTTGGCGATGAAGACACAGCAATGTTCAACGCAACAAAGTTCTGGTTCTGTGTGAGAACAGCCGCTGACGGAAACAACATGATCAGCGTTGACGACGTTTCCAAAGCTATCGATCTGTGTAAGATCACGGAGATGGAGGCCTGGGACGATGAGACTGATTGATGCGGACGAGATTCCTTATGGGCCTAATTTTCCGGTAGTAAGTAAACCGGAAATAGATAAGATGCCGACAATAGACGCAGTTCGTGTTGTGAGATGCAAGACTTGCGCGTATTGGGATTCGGTTTCTTGGTATTGTCCTGATGTGGCAAGGCGTACTTGCCCCGACGGCTACTGCCACTGGGGAGAGAGGAGCGACGATGACAGTTAACTTTTTCGTCCCCGGACAACCGCAAGGCAAAGACAGACACCGCACAACAAAAGGCGGGCATACCTATACGCCGAAGAAAACCGTAGAGTATGAAGCGTTAATCATGTCGAA